ATGTCGAGAAAAGCCTTTTTTGACCTTTATGTGGCTAAAAAAAAGGGCTCAGGTGGCCACAAATGGATACCTCAGAACAAAAGGGGACCAGTTTGCCGTGCGCCTGGCCGTGAGAATTTTTTATGGCTATTACAAGGTTCTATCTCGACACCCGTAAGACCAAAGCGGGGAACCCAAGTGGCATGAAGATTGTTATCGCTCATGCAAATCAGTCTGCTCAAATTACGACTGATGTAAAGCTTTTCCCGAAGCAGTGGGATGAGCAAAAACAGCGAGTGATTGGGCATCCCGACAAACAATTGATGACTGCTTACTTGTGCAAAATCCGTGCTCAGGTTGACTCCATCATTCTCCACTTGACAAACGAAGGAGTCATAAATAACATGACTGCATCCGAGATTAAAGGGGTAGTTATGTCTGAACTCAACCCCGAGGCAAAAAAGCAGAAGGAGAACCAATACTCGTTCTTGTATAGGTTCACCAAGTATATGGATCGAACCAAGCCGGGAACGAAGAAAACCTTTGCACACACACTCAACCGTCTGACTGCCTTTGTTGGAGAGAAGAACTTGGAGAAGCTCAAGTTCGAGGACATGACCATCGATTGGCTCACTCGCTTCGACAACTTTATGGCGCAGACTGCGCAGTCCAGGAACTCGCGCAACATCCACTATCGCAACATTCGCACCGTGTTCAATGAGGCGATAGATGACAACATCACCACCTTTTACCCTTTCCGCCGTTTCAAGATCAAGAATGAGGTCACTGCGAAGCGTGACCTGACCGTTGAAGAACTGCGCCAGCTGTTCTTCTACAACTGCGAAGAGTCTGCGGTCAAGTACCGCGATTACTTCAAGTTGATGTTTTTCCTTATGGGTATCAACAACATAGACCTCTGCCACTTGAAAGAGATGGTAAAGGGGCGAGTGGAGTTCCACCGCACCAAGACACACCACTTCTTCTCGATGAAAGTAGAGCCGGAGGCGCTGGAGATTATCGAGAAGTACCGCGGAGAGCATTGGTTGCTCGACATTCTCGACCACTGGCAGAGCGACGAGTACTTCCGCAAGAAGATGAACAAGGCGCTCCAGAAAATCGGTCCCGTGACGCGTAGCGGGCTGGGCGGTAAGAAGTTCTATGAGCCGCTGTTCCCGAAGCTAACCACCTATTACGCCCGCCATAGCTGGGCCACGGTAGCCTCCTACCTCGACATCCCCATCGAGACCATCTCTGCCGGACTCGGCCACGAATACGGCAACCGTATTACGGCCATCTACATCAACTATGACAACCGCAAGGTTGACGTAGCCAACCGCAAGGTCATCGACTGGGTTCTGTATGGCAAGATTGACGGCGAAGAAGTAGTCAAGCCGGGCACTCCTGAGTTCTTCGGATTGGAACCGGAAGAAGCCTATAAATTGGGGCTGTGTGAAGCCCCTGAAAACGTCCCCGAAAAGAGGCATCGAGGACGTCCTAAAAAAGTCGCTTAAGCGTATCAGTTTGCGTATCGTTTTGCGTATCGGTTAGCGTACCGGTCATCATCACGGATAGCTTCAAGATAAAAAATCCTCGGTTCATGGATGAATCGGGGATTTTTTGGTTACAGTACCGGATGGAACACTCCGGTTAAGAGCTGCGACATTCCCTCCTCGGTGAATGTTGCAGTTATCTTTTCTGCAACGTAGCGCTTGCCTTGAATCAGGAAAATCGAACGCACGTTCGGCATCGTCTCGGAAAGGAATTTGAACGTGTACTTCTGGGTTGTGTCAATATCGCTGAATAGGATGTCGGCAGTGTAGGCTCGATTTTGAGATAGGCGGAACCCGTCAATATCAAAATCTGACAACTCCTGAGCCTTGAACTCTCCCTTTAGGGCATAGACCTTGTCGATGACAGGGCAATAAAACTGCCCATCTTGATTGGACGATGACTCCGGCAATGCCAGGGCAGCGCACATATTAGAGAGATACTCAGTATCCTCGTCATCCTCTCCGGCAGCGATAAGCTGGGAGTATTTGCGGACAACCGTCTTATCAGTTGACTCCTCAGAAACGGCATCCTCGTTGTCGAGGTCGCCGATAGAAAGGTAGATGCAATCTCCTTTCTCTGTGTCATCAATGGTTGCCGGGATGATGTTGATTGTAGTTGCGTCCTCCAGATCCTCCTCCGATAGCCAATGAGCAAACATGGCAATCGGTTGGAGTCGCCGGGCATACCAATCAACCTGATGCTTCCCGGTCTTAGTTGTGACATACGTTGTCTTAGTGACATCCCCGTAAACTACAATGAAGTATGTATCCAGATAATGCACGATGTATGGGCATGGGTTATTCGACAGAATTTTATCGAGGTCAGTTTGCCCCACTTCAACAAAAAATCCCTTGTCCGTGCCCCACTGAGCCTTGAACTCCTCGAAAGAATCGTTGTCAAGTTCCTTGACATACGTTTTATTCTTCTCGATGAGCCAAGAACAAGTATATCGGTTCCAGACCTTAGGCAAGATGGAGCTGTCGGCATACTGAAACAGCTGCGGCTTGCTTGAAGTAGAGTCATCCGTCAGGATGTTGTCGCAGGTAGCTGAGTACTCGTCCAACACTTTCGTTAGTTGGACTGTTCCGGCATTGGCAGCAACCTCTTGAGGCCACTCCATCGTTACCTGCCTCTCATTGAAATCAAAGTTGAACTCGCATTGCATTAGGTACTCCAGCTGCTGAAAGAACTCGTACACGCTCCAGTGAGGCAGCGCAGCTGCGAACTCCGGCATCTCCCAGGCGTAGGGCAGCGCATTGCAGCAAAGCAAGTATCGCCAGGTGCTTGCTTCCCACTTGGAGAAATCGCAGCTGAAATCAATCTGCTTGCAGATAAGTTCAGCCAGATAAATCATATATGGCATAAACGACAACCCCGAGGTGTTGGCGTTCCATGACCACTGCTTCGAAGCAGCATCATAATCGGCATCATTTTGGATGTTGCCGGAGGAATTGTTTACCCAAGGAATCGCAATATAATTTTTATTGCTCCACGCCTCGAGTACTGAAAAATCAGCCGGGTTGACTGACTCGGGCGCCCCGAGGTCAAGTTCATTGATGTAAATATCATCTAACGAAGTGTTGTAGTTCTGGACGGAGCGGTCCGCTAAGAACTGGATTTTGACCTCCGACTGTGTTAGCTCAGTGATGGCAATAACCCCTTTCTTGTAGAAGTTCCGGTCACGGATTTCGCAAGACATTACGGAGTTGGGGTTATTGACATCCTTACGATTGATATTGCCGAAGATGGCCAAGTTCTGCGGGCACTCGGCCAACGGCAGAGTGATGGCCAGCGTGTAGCTGTCGGAGTCGGTAAAATATCGGTTCTCCGAAACAAACTCAAACGAAGTGTTTTCTTTGAGTGCTGCAAGCTTGTTTTTGATGTATAGTTCCATTATTTACGGGCTTTGGGGGATTTGTTGCGGATAAGACGATTGTATTCCTCCTGTGCCTGATTGATGCCTTTGTCTCCGGTGACGGTGTTCACCGTAACAAAAGGCTCGTTTAGGCGCTGCTTTAACTCGCGGATAGTTGTGGATAATTCTGCATTATCCACTGAACTATTATACGTGTTGTTAGTAATGATAGTAGGTTGGGCGGACTGCTGTTGTGAGGCAAGCATGATTGGCGCAGTGATCGAACGTGACACATCGGCTGCGGTTAGCGATCCGATGGTGTTCGTTCGCTGCGCATAATCCAGCGCCTCCAACAGTGGGCGGGTGCTTGGGTTCTTCGTCAACTTTTGCGAAGCTACCCACTCGCCGGCATGGACGATGCCGACCGCCTCGTTCTTCTGCCCATCGGGAGTAAAACCGCCCTCGGAGTAGCCTTGCGCCTCCGAAGCCTCCTGCTGCTTCTTGATGGCAGCGATTTGCAGCATACCTGCTGCCACTGCCATCGAAGCTGCGATTGGAGCCATGACAAAACCGGTAACCGGGATGGCTGCTGCCGAGCCGTAGGCGTTGATGGCATTCTGCGCAGTCTGTGCCACGGCTTGAATAACCTGCATGGCGAACATCTTGCGGTTCGCCTCGGTTTTCGCTTGGGCTATCTCCTTCTCCTTGCGCTCCTCGATTTGCTTTACCTTGTAAGCATTACCCTCGGCGTTGGAGGTTTCAGTCTCATACTTCTCCTCGATGGCGGCAGTCTGGATTTCCAGCTCCGACTGTATAATCGAGGATAGCTGCGAGAAGATGGACGACATACCGGAGACCATGGTCGACATGGTGCCGGTCAACGCCTGACCTCCGTCAGAGTTGAGCCACTCCACCGAATCTTCCACCGCCTTTTGCATCGAGCCGATAACACCTGACGAGGAACGTTGGTTATACTCCGTTTGCAGGGCAAGCTTCGCCTTTTGATATGCCTCCTCGATGCGCAGCTTCTCCTTTGCATTGTCTCCGGCGGCAGCAATTTCTGAATCATATACATGATTGAGCAGCATAATCTGCTCATCATACTTTGTTTTCTGCTCCTTAGGATTATCCCCAAAATAATCCGCTTTAATCTTATCGTACTTAGCTTGGAGTTTTTCAGTTTCCTTCTGTCTCCGCTCCATCTGAGCGATTTTCATCTGCTGCAACTGCTTTTCGGCTTGCAGTTGCTCCTTGGAGCCATCGGCATATAATGAGCACAACTTCTTTTGATGCTCCATCTCCAGCTCCTCGATTCGTTGGTCATAAGTAGTCTTGCTATATTCCCCATCGATATAGAACTGCTTTGTCTTGGCAAGCTGCTGTTCATAATCTGCATTCTCCTGCTCAATGGTCTTGGCAGATTTTTGTTCATCCTGCTTCTTCTTCGCCTCCCAATAATTAGCCTCGATAGTTAGGCGTTCTGTCTCCGAAAGGTCTGTGTGCTCCAGCTGCTTTTTATAGAAGTCCACAAGAATTTGGTTCATCTCCTCAGTGTAGGTGATGAAGTCTTTCTTGCCGGTTGCGTAGCTGATGCGGGCGGTAGCCTCCTGCTGCTCACGCCACTCCTTATCCTTGGCAAATTTATCCGTAGTGGTCGAAGCCCCCGTAGGGCTGGTGGCTCCGCTTACGGGAGGCGTAACTGAACTTGGCGTAGGCGTTGATGCCTCCGGCTTCTTGTTCTCCAGCTCATAATCGGCATTTTGCGAAGCTAACGATTTTTGAAGTTTCTGCTTATCTTGAATATCCGGCTTATATTTTTTGTCGAGAATTTTCAAAGTTCTGGTCGCTAATATATAAGTCGGGTCATGCTCATACATGGATTGATCAAGATTATGTTTAGACATCGCTTGAAATCTCTTTTCAATCCATGGGCGAGCCTCCTGATCATACTCCGTTTGCAGGTCTTGGATTTCTTCCTCGAGCTTCGCAATTTTGGTCTCGCGCCCCTTGGCACGTGCTGACTCGAGGATGGAGTCGCGCAGTCGATTGTAAGCATCGGCTGCTTGACCGGCCAAAAACGCCTCGTTTGTAATATCCTTGAAGTAGTCCGGATAAATCTGGCGCAGTCGCTCAATCGCTTGCGTTCGCTTCTCGGTTGCGAGTGATTGGTCTTGCGTCCTTTTATAAAGCTCATCGAGCATACTAATCTGAGTGGAGCATGACGATTGCGCCTCCTTTTCAATCTCTTGGTAGGCTGCACGGGCTTCATCCGCTGCCGACTTCGACTCCGAAAACCTCTTTGCAAGCAGGTAGATGGCAGCAGCTGCTGCCACAACTAAGCCCACCCAGTTCGAGAACTTCATGCCATCCATCGCTTTGCGCCAACGTTCGTGCATGGCATAGTTGACTTCGAGGCCGTTGGTGAAGTAGTTAACCGCATTCACCAGCGGCACGAACAGAACGCGCAGCGCCGGGATGATGCCTTGCATCAGCTTCAGCGCCGAGTTGAACAACAATGTCGCCTTAGTCGCGATTGTTGTTCGGGTTGCCTGAATCAGCATAACCGCGTTATACGTTACGATGGCAGCGGTCAGAGTGATAATAACGCGTTTGTGCTCAATGAAGAAATCAACCATCGTGTTAAGCACTCGCATAAAGATACCCGATGAAGTATAGATGTGCTTCATTATCGGGAAAAGCTTCTCGCCGAGTTCGATGGCGAGTTCGCTGACGCGCTTCTTAGCCTTATCGATTGAAGCTTGTGCCGTGTTGTTAAACATGGCATATTCCTTGGTAGCTGAAGTAGCTTCGGCAAAAGCTTTGTTCGCCTCCTCTTGCTCCCACTTGACCATGTCAAGGTGGGTAGCAAGATTGGCCAGAACCTGAGACATTCTTACTCCATCCATACCCAAATCCTTGAACAGCGGAGCGAGGGCGGCGAGGGCGTCCTTGTCGCCGATCTGCTTCAAGCGTTCGAGGAACATGAGAACCCCCTCATTGGTTGACGTCTTAAGCGTCTTGGTAAATTTTTCCACGTCCATGCCGACTTGCGAAGCAATCTCTTTCGGCTTCTGGAATAGCAGCATGATAAGGCGAGAGAGTGCGGATGCTGACATCTCGCACTTCTGGCCGTTGGCATCGAGGGTAGCAGCGAAGGCCATAATCTCCGGGATGGTCAGCTTCGCTTGCGCCCCGATGCCCGCCATGCGTTGCGAAAATTCCACGATAAACGGCTTTGCCGCGGTACAGTTCTGCGATAGCACATTGACGGTGGAGCCCACAGATAGCATCGCGTCACGAGTGCCAAGCATCTCCTGCACCCCGAAGATGTTGGTCAGCTTGGCGATCGTCTGGGTGGCTCCCTCTCCCAGGTCGACCAGCGCAACATTGATGATGTCGGCTGCTTCTACGTAACCTTGCACCGATTCCAGCGTATTGTAGCCCAAACGACCTGCCTCCTGAGCGAGTTCATTCAGCTTATCTCTGGGCGTTCGGGTATCCATTTTCTTGAATACTTCGTTCAACTCGAGTACTGATTCTTTGGTTAATCCAGTGTACTTTCTGGTGTCTGTAAGCTCCTCCTCCATCTCCGCGTAGGCGTTGACCGCCTTTCGCCCCGCCATCGTCAGACCGGCGAAGGCAGCAGCAGCCCCCATGATGGCAGTTGAAAACTCATTGAGCCACCCGTTTACACGGGACCACAGCGATTTTTGCATGGCCAGTTCCGAATTGACCTTGGCGAGTTCTGCCTTTACCGCTTGGATTTTTGCGGTGTGGGCAGTCCATGCCGACGAGCCTCTTTCGATGCTGTTCAGCTGCGATTGCAGGGTGCGGAGAGTCCGGTTTAACTCCTTTGGTGTTGCCTTATCCAGATGGCTCATCACCTGCTCAACGTTCTTCGTTGTTGATTGCAGCTGAGACATCAGTTTTTGCGTACTTCGGAGTTCCCTTTGCAATTTCTGCATGGATGCCTTATCCCCGGCGACTGCTGCCTTGGCAATTTTTTGCTCCAGGGAAGTCGCCTCTGACTGCAACTTTTTCAGCACATTTTGCGCTTGCTTGCCGTTTACGGTAAGCGTTACGGATGCGGATGTATTGTAATTTGACATATCTCTTGGCTTTGATATATCAAATTTCGGTTTTAATACCGACCCCATAAAAGACAGGAGGGCTTGGAAATCGGCGGAGCCTCGCTAATTTTCGGCTTTATCAGACAATTAGCTCAACGGATGACGCAAAGAAATGAGGCTGGAAATGGCAAATTTCCAACAAATCCCGAATTTCTTTAAGACCTATCAGACCTCAAACCGCTCTATATAAGCGGTTTAAATGGGATTGTTAAGGGCTTGCCCTTAACTGCTGTCTGCAAAGACCCCTCCACGCCCTGCGTTCGCAAAACGCCCCTTTGCCCCTTTCGGGAGCGGAATATGCTAAACGTCAACCAATTAGCGCAACGCCCTCAAATTTGCGCGTTTTCCCCACGCCTCGCCCACGACCGCCCACCCCGACTGCGCGGTAAAATCGCTTCCATGCGTGAAAAATTTGGCTTTAGTCAAATTTTCGCATGGAAGCTACCTTTCTCTTTTGTGGAGCTTGCGGAACAAAAGGCTTTTGTGCGGTGAGCACTCATCTATTCATCTCCGATACCGCTTTGAGGGATGTGGCAAGTTAGGCGCGAGCCGGAGCGAAGCGGAGGATGTGAGCAAGGCGTTGCAGCCCGAGCTGGAACGTGGGCTTGCCGTGCGCAGCCCGCAGCCCGACCGTAGGGAGAGCGACTGTTGCGAAAGCTGTTGCAAACTTGTTTGCAGAAGCTTTTGCAAGTGTCGCGGGGCGAGGGGTGCTCACAAGCAAGACCCGCCATCGGCGAGTTCGGGCTTGGGCAAAACGACTTGCCACATCTGGAGTGAAGCGGCTGGCGTGGCGAATAGCTGTCACATCGGGAGGGCGGGTCATCTATCATCGGAGATTCCGCTCTCCCGACGTAGGAGGGGTTTAGGCAAAGTGCGGTAATGGCGATGCCGTGCGTAATGGAGGTGATCAGGACGAGGAACGTAGGCAATGAGGTCCTGGAGCGTAGGCGGAATTTGGAGTGGAAGAGCATGGCTGATGCGCTGCCACCCGAAGCGGAGGTGCCCGGCATGGAGCTTGCGGAGTGCCGCGCCGCAGCGTAGAGCACGTTTTCATCGATGGGAGAACTACGGCTCGACCGGAGATGAAATGGTGCGGGGTGGTGGCGCATCAAAAAGCGATGCCCTTCCGCTCTGAATGTAGCCGAAGCGGAAAGACCTTTTGCCGTAGTGAATCGGCCGATTACCGGAATGAAGCAGTGCAGCGCCAGTGGAGCACTTTGGGGAGGTGGTGGGGCAATAGCAAAAGCGAGCGACTTTCACAAGCCACTCGCTTCGTCAACATGAATAGTCTTTCTCTCTATGGTTATTTCAAATGAATACAGTATGCTGGGTTTGGTTATGCAGGGTTATGCTTGGGTTATGATGGGTTATGTTATGCTGGGTTATGATTTGGTTCGCTTTTGGAGGAGATAGATGTTATAGGCTATGAGGGAGGTGATTAGCAGGGTTACTATCAGGATTAGGGTCGCGTCGGGGGGCTTGACGATGGCCGTGGCTTGCTCGGCGTCGTTGTGCTCTCGGCGGTTGTGGGTCTGCGCCACGATGCTGTCTGTTGTTGCTATGTTTTGCTGCTGTTGCGTTGTCGTTTGGCTGCGTGTGCCGATTGTGGCTCGCTTTGCTTTGAGCCGCACTCGCTTTGGAATGGAGTCTTGTGTCTCGATTTCGAGGCTCAAGGAGTCCATCTCTACCGTTAGTGCGCGGATGTCTGTATCGAGGCTGGCTGTCTCGGTGATCTGTGTGCGGGTCGCCTCTGTCGTGGTTGTCGTTGCTTCAACGGCAGAAACTTGTTTCTGCGTTGAACACGCACTCAGAGCGGTAGCTATGAGGGCGATGATGAGATTCTTTAGTTTCATCGTGGGGCGTGTATTTGGGTTGGAGTTGTTGCTGGAGTTGTCGGCTGGAATGTTAGAGGTTGGCGTATTCGGCTGTTGCGTCGAAGCTGGGGCAGGCTTTCGTGGCGTAGTCGCGATGGCCGTGGATTGTGGCTTTGGGATAGCGGGCGCGAAGTTCGGTAAGGAGCTTCGTTAGGGCTGTTTTTTGGGCGGGGGTGCGTGTGTCTTTGGCCGTTTTGCCGTCGGCTGCGCAGCCGCCGATGTAGCAAATGCCGATAGAGTTGGCGTTTTGCCCGAGGCAATGCGCCCCGATTTCTGCCTCCGGTCGCCCGGCGTGGACTGTGCCATCCAGGTAGATGACGTGGTGATAGCCGATGCAGCGGAAGCCTCGCTTTCGATGCCAGGCGTCGATGTCGCTGACTGTATAGGGGTGCCCCTCGGCGGTAGCCGAGCAATGCACTATGATTTTGTTGATGGTTCTCATACGGATTGGGGAATTTTTAAATTTTTCCCTATTTGGAATGTCGGTTGTGTTGGAGAACCCAGACTCTTGCGCCCTTTCCCCTCGCAATCGCTCGGGGCACAGAACCAAAAAATGTTCTGCTGATGGGAAGTGATGGAGAGATTTGCTGGGGGAGGGAGAAATTTGCTGGGGGAGGGAGTTATTTGGATTTGGCTTTGTAGTGGTAATCGATGCCGAAAAGGGCACCGACAAATGTTAGGATTTCTCCGAAGGCGACGAGGACGGAGCTGTCGATGACGCCGGTAGGCGGCACACTAAACCCGGCTATGAGTAGTCCGCTGCCAACTACTATCAGGAGAGCTGCGGTGAGCAGCTGGATTGTTAGTTTCTTTTCTCTGATTTGCATAATGTAGATGATTGTTAGGGGTTTGCATTTGTGTCTTTTGAAATTTGACGTTTGTGCGGTAACTTTGTGGCGTGTTTATTGGATGGCCTTTCTGACCGCTAACAAGGAAAATCAACTTCGCTTGCTATGTTTGAGAAGTACTTGGACCCGTCGGAGCTACACGATTGAGTATACGCTTTGGGCTTTCTGAGTGGAAGGGATGAAAATTATGCAGTGCGCAGCATAAGAAGTGATCCCTGATGCAATATGATCTAAACGTGTTTTGTATAAGAGATGGCTTGCGCTATCTCTTTATTTTTTTGTACGTTTTTGCCGGTTATACACATTATTATATATAGCTGTTAGCGAGAGGCTTCCCATTCATCGTATTTGGGGTTGTAGACGATGGAGAAGGTCGCGAGGTTTGTGACGAGGTCTGCGCCGTTGATTGTATTTCGGCTTACGGGTTTTTCCTTGGCGAAGCCGATGGCGTAGTGGAGACGGAGCATTCGGTTTTTATCGGCTTTCTTGTCGTAGACTGAGATTTGCGAGGTTCCCCAGGGGACATATTTGTGGCCATTTTTGTCTGTTTTGAGATGGAGGATGGTCTGAATTTCGGGGTTATAATCTTCTGCTTCAAGGTCGATGTAACCCTTGTCGTTGGTTGAGAAGTTAACGCGGCCTTCATCGTCTATTTGGATTGTATGTTTGGAGCCGAAAAGGTGCCAGCCTTTTTTGCGTGGGCCTGCTGTGTAATGTTTATGATCATGATTTCTGCGGTTGCTTGAACGGAATAGGTACGGGATGTATCCTTCGGCGATAAGTTTGTCTGCGCCTTGTATGTAGACGTAGCCATTAATGATTTCGCAGGTGATGTGTCTGGAGATCATTAAGCCTTTCTTATCGGCGGTTTGCAAATCCTCGATTTGCTGGCCGATGAGTTCGAGTGTAGGGAGAATTTTGCCGTCGATGTTGTTGCGCACTGTGTTCAGGTCGGTTACTTGCTGTGCTCGCATCATGCCGGCATGGTCGGTCGTGGCTTGCGGGATGAGTGTGTAATCGGTCTGTGTGGATATGGCTCCGTTGCTCAGCGTTAATTTCGTGAGGTTGACCAGGAAGTTGTTGCGGTCGTATGTGCCTCGCGCTATTGCGGTGATGGCTGCGGGTACTTGTTTGAGGGCTTTATTCCAGTTGGTGAGCACGTCAACTTCTGCCTGGGTGCTGGCGGTAGCCAGCAGATCTGCGATGCGCTGGAGTATCGCGCCAAGTGTCTCTGGTGAGATGGCGTTTTTCTCTGCGAGTTGTCGCAGAGCAGTAATTTTATTGGTTAATGTGGTTGTGTCAATCATTTTTTTGTAGCGTTAAAAACGCTGCAAAGATAGGAGGTTACTCGGTGAGAGTAAAAGACATAAGGAGATGCAATGGGAGATGCAATATTGGTTGTGTATGGCTTTACAGAGGCGTGTAGCGCCTTTTTTTGTTGTTTGGAGCGTGTAATAATTGTGGCTTTATTGCGTTATAGAGATATTGACTGTTATCCTTATTGGGGCAGTAATTGTGGAACTTCTGTTCCGTAAACTTTTGGACCATAGAATCCTATATTGGCTGTTGTAAAAAGCGGGAACTTGGGTTCCCGCTTTTTTTATGCACAATTTTTGCGCTGGCGTTGGGATGGCGTTGTTGGTTGGCGTTGTGCCGGGGTTGTGCCGGCGATGGGTTATTGGGTTTGGGTGATGGCGGTGCGCATGGTTTGTGGACTGAGGGCGGCGGAGAGGATTTTGCAGTATTCTTCGCCGAGGTTGTCGGCGTAAAATTCTTTGATGTTCATGACTGATGCGTAGTATTTGCGGGAAAACCATCGGCGGCGTTTGCGTGGGTTGTCCCGTCCGATGTCGCCGGGGTTGCCTCGTTGTGTGTTGGAGCCGGTGCCGTAGTCTTGGAACAGTCCGTATGTGCGGAATTGTTGCGACAGCGACACTTCCGTAAATTTGTCGTCGGCTGTCATGCCGATGGCGATGACTGAGCGGTAAAGCGCTCCGGTGTCTATTACGCCGAGCAATGTGATTTGCTCGCGCCAAATTTTTATCATTGTTGAGTTCCATGCCGTTACGTATTGTCGGCGCTGCTCCAACTGCTCATTTTGATTTCCACTCATCCGGATTGTATCTTAAATCTGTGTAGACGTCGACTGCGATTTGGAAGTAGGCGCAGGCGCAGCCGGAGAAGAAATATTGGTCAATCTCATTAAACGTTATTCGAGAGTCGAGGAAAATGCAATTTTCCGAGAGCTTGACAGCCTCGAGAGTGAGCACGCTCATGTACTGGCGGAAGAGTTCGCGCATGGTTTCCATGCACTCTGCGCGGGCGTCCATGTCGTCTACGGCATGGCGCATGGCGAAGAATACGGTTTTTACTCGTCGGGTTTTGGGCGTGTTGTTGAGTTCTGTGTAGCCGTTGGCGATGTCGCTAACGGCGATGATGGCGGAGGCTGACTGCATTTGATGCAGTGCCTCCTCGAAGCCTTCGAGTCCGGAGACTCGGCAGAAAACGAAGTTTTCGTTTTGGGCGAGTAGGTTTTTCTCGGTCAGTGTTTGGAAGAAGGCGGCGGCGTTCCAAACTCCGTTTTGGATGGCGGTGCTCATTGGCTGTTATTTGATTTTGAGTTTGTCGTTGAGTTGTTTGTATTCTTTGGCTTGGGCGTTGAGTTCGGTCAGTGCTCGCCAGGTATCCATGGCGAGGATTTCGCGTTCTTTGGTGATGTCGCCTTTGGTGAGTGCTCGGATTTGTGCGTCCATCGATTCCTGGAGCTGCGCACCGATGTTCGGTGAGCTGCCCAGCAGGTTTTCTGTGCCACTTTGCAGCGGTTGCAGAAAGTCGGGGAAGCGTCGCGCAAAGTGGTCTTTGAGCGATGCGAACCAGTAGAAGATGTTGATGCGGTCAGCCGGGGTGAGTCTGAGCGGAGTGAAGCGAGCCAGTAAAGAGGAACGTTTTGGATAGAGCAGGGCCGCGAGTTCATCGAGAAATCGGTCCTGCTGAGTGTGGAGAAAACCTTGGTAGAGGTTTTCGCAAATGAGGAATGTTTCGAAAGGGACGTTCTCGAAGTCGGCAGGGAGCGCTCGGCGGTAGCCGAGGCGAGGCAAGCGCAGCGGGGACAGCGGTAGCTGGCCGATCCATTCGAGCGGCGCAAGCAGCTCGGCGATGTCGGTAGGCGAGGCAACCACGTCGATTTTGCCGATTCTGAGCAGGTACGAGCCATCGCCGTAGCTGCTGATGAGTTGGGTTTTGGTCCAATGAAAAAAGCAGTGGGCCTGAACCATGGCGAGGTTAAAGTTGGCGGCGATAAGTTTATAGATGTATCGCAACTGTTTGTCGTCCAGTTCCGTCCATGATGTCGGAACGCTAAGATTTATTGCTTGCATATCGGGGAAATTATGTACCTTTGCTATTGCATTTGATAATGATGTTGCTCTTGCGCTCCATTCCCTCGTCTTGTCATACTTACAATGGATAATGATGTATACACTTGGGAGTGGCGCGCAGGAGCTTTTTTATGCTTTTTTATTTGGGTTGGGCAGGTTTCTTGCTGGGCTATTGCATGGGCTTGCAAGGTTCTGGCAGGGCTCTTGCGTGCTTTCCCCTCGCAATCGCTCGGGGCACAGAACCAAGGATTGTTCTGCTAATGGCACGGGAGAGAGTGGATGGTGCGAGAGGCGTGGTGGCCGGAAGGCCCTTTTTTCTTTTGAAGCTTAGAAGAAGTAGCCGGAGGAGGTTTTTTTGTTGGTGAAGATGGGGGGCGAAAAGAGTTTCGATGTGGCGGAGGTGTGCCATTCGGGGTAGGCGGAGGCGTTGCTGCGGATGTGGTTGACAAGGTCAATCATTTGGCGCATGTTGATGGGGGTGCCTTTCAGTACGGAGATGACTTGCGACCGGATGATGTTGACGATGCGAAGGTCGGTCGTGCTGAGTTCGTTGGCGGCGGCTCGCTGGCGTAGGGCTGTCATCAACTCGTGGGAGAAGAAGTCCTCGGCCAGGGAGCTTTCAATATCTATGATTTGGGGGCGTAGCTCTAAAAACTTATTCCACCTATTCGTGGGGGTGTCGGTCAGGGTTTTCACAACATCAATGTTGGGAAAAAGCGTGGCGGCAAACCACGAATATTGCTCCGAGGTTTTCCATTTGGAAACCGATGGTAGCAGTGGAATAAGTAGCTCGATGTCGCCGTCGCGCTGTTCTACCATTGCGTCTATCAATCTATCGACCCTCTGCTTCGAAGCGGGTGCAACATTGCTGTTGCTCACTACTCCGAAACCGTTTGGAGTAAGCACCAGGTCGAGCGATGGGATGGCACTCCGGTAGGCTTCCGCGATGACAATTCGAGCGGTTAATGTCTTGGTGGTGTTGGTGTCGGCATATCCGGCAATCGTATTATAGGGGGATTCGGCGGTGAATGTGTTCTTGACCCACTGTTCCGCCGACTCCAGAAATGGCGTGAGTTTGTCAAAGAGCGAGGTCTCGCCTTTGACGGTTGCGAAGATGTTGGGGAGGATGGTGCGTAGCTGCTCCTCCGAGGTTATGAGTTTGGAGTTCATCGGTTAAGGCTCTGTGGTTGTAACTTGCTGTGCGTCTTGGTGCTTGTCGAGGGTTGTTAGCTGGATGAAGGGGCAATCGGGGTAAACGGATTGCCAGCCGTTGCAGCGGATGATGATGCGGTGCACGGTGAAAAGCAGGTCGTGATAGGGCTTCTGGAGCGCTTGCGCGATGGTGTAGAGCTCTCTTTTGTCTGACCCACTGTTATTTGACTGACTTTTGCCGGGTACGGAGCCGACCAAATTTGAGTGAACGCGCAGCGTGAAACAGATTATGTTGATGGCCTCCTGGATGTCGCTTTCCCAGTCGCCGCCCTCTTTGTCCGTGTCGATTTTGTTGATGACAACATCATGGGATTCGCGTCCGTCGGGCGTCTGGTAAAACATGGAGAACCAGACTTTGCCGGAGTTCTCGACGCCCGTAAGGAAGTCGAGGATTTTCTGCTTCTCAGCGACGATGCGAGCTTGCTGCTTGCTTCGGTCGGTGATGCCTTCGGATTTGAAGATGGATTCCCAGTAGCGGTTGCTGACCTCGATTTGGTACTTGATGGGGGCGGAGTTCTTGAGTTTGGCTTCTTTGGCGATGCCGATAAGCTGCTTGATGTTATACCACTTTCCTTTGAACAGTGCAGCGTAATAGGGCATCGGGTAATAGGTGCTGTCGGGAGTTGGAATGCGGGTGACGATGGCGAACTTGCGTGTGGCGGTCTTAGTGGCGAGCTTGTCTTGCAGATCTCGCCACGGTGAGGCGGGGTTGAGCAGCTCAATTTGCTCAATCTCGTTCTCGTAGTTGACCGACTTGCGCCAGTTGCCGTAGAGCACTTTGGGGATGACGCCTCGGCTATCGGCAGGGGCGAAGCGGCAGTAGCAAGCCTCCTTTCGGAGGATGCGGACAACCTTAGTGGCATCGGCATTGAGGATGATAACGCTGATGGCGAAGCCGAAGTGTTTGAAGTCTTGGCAAACGCCAAGGAAGTAGCCGGCCATATCGTTGTCGAGGAAGAAATCCTCGACTTCGCAGCGGGTAGCTGCGGGGGCGGCGTCGCAGTTGTAAACCAGACCGTTGCCGTAGCACACTTCGGCATTAAAGAGTTGGCACGTGGAGAGGGTTTCGTCCTTTTCTATCAGGTCGAGGATGTTGAAGGGCATTTGGTTGTCGCCTCCCCAAGGAATATAGCTGAGTCGGTCAGAGATTCTGACCGGCGAGATGTCTATGTCGTCTTTGAATACCGTCGATGAGTTGACGGTGAATGCTGCTTTGGCTTGCAAGCCAAGCAGGTTCTCAACAGAGTTGAAATTAAGCGAGTCCATATCTTTGTGGGTTGTGCCACAAAGTTATGGACTCGTATCAGTTCGGGAAAAGACAGAGAAATATAAGATTTCTACTGCTGATTCATTTGTTAGCAGCTTAATGGTAGTATGGCTGCGTTTTATCTCAGTTCAACAGAAAGCCCCATAGCGGAAACCATGCGATAGAAAGTTGAAATGGAAGGTATAGTAAGTCCTCTTTCTATGCGTGATATATAGCTTTTGTCAGTGCCGATTTTATCGGCAAGTTCGGATTGAGTCATACCCGATTCCTTGCGAGCATCAAGCAGTATTTGGGCGTTGTATTCTTCCCATGCTTGCTCCTCAGCTTGCTTGCGACTTTCAGAACCAGGAGCGCCAAATGTGCGATTGAGTTCCTCACTCACATTGTATGTCTGCATTTTTGTCCTCATAATATTCTTTCTTTAGTCGTTTTGCTTTTGTGATCTCGTTTTGTGGAGTCTTTTGCATTTTCTTCCTGAAAGCGTTGAAAAGAATTACCAGTTTCTCTCCATCATAGATAAAGAAGATTCGAAATTCATTATTCCCGTAATTAACACGAAATTCGTATATGTCATCTTCAATATACTTTATGAAGTGAGAAGGTACTCTTTCAACTTCAGAGAATAGCAATAAGGCTCTACGGATTTTCATTTGCTCCTTCTCGCTAAGTTTAGACATGAAGTCGCTATAATAGTCCTTGTAAGCTATGATTTCTCGTATCATGCCACAAAGGTAGGAAAAGTTGTATAATTATACAACATAATCCATGAAAAAAAGTTGTGCTATTGTACAACTTTTTCTTACAAGAACACGTCGCAGTTGTTGATGCGGAAGATGCAGCAGTCGCGGATTTTCCGGATTTGACCGGAACTGAGCAACTTTATGTTGCGGGTGCCGGAATAGAAGTTGTAGCGGAGCGAAACGCAGTTGTGATGGTGCTGGATTTCGCCTTTGGCGGTCCACACGGAGATGTCGACGGGGTCGCCGGAATTGAGCATGTGGCGCATGGTTGTGATATGAATTTTGTTTGGCATGGCTATGTGAATGGGATGGTGAATGGGTCAGTGAAGATGTTGGTTTCTTCCGGCAGGGCGACAGCGGGACGCGATGACTCGTAGCGGTAAGTGAACTTTAGGGTTGTTAGGTTTGTATCGGAGTTGGAGATTTCGGAGGTGATGGCGGTGATCAGGATGGGCGCGGAGTAGGCGCAGCCCTCCGGAGCGTGGCTGGCATTGCGCGAGGTAAGCAGCTGCTCCAGCCAGAGCGCCTCGGCGCGAAGCAGCGGAGCGGTCTCAACTTCGTAGGTCTTGGCGATGGACTGGTCGTAGAAGGTGGCGGAGCCGTTACAAGTGGCCACGGAGCGAGAGACGGAGGTCTTGTCGGTTGTGACGCAAGAGAACTGCGCTACCTCCAGGACGTTAAAAAGGTTGCGGAAGAAGAAGCGGTCGGTGGGCGTAGCCCCTTCTATATAATACGTCATTGAGCGGTTGCCGGCACGGACTGTTACGGAGGAGAGTGTCACCGGGGAATCGTTATGGGATTGGATGTCGTCGAGGATTTCCGCGATGTCGATGTCGAGGTAGATTAGCGACGGCTCGGAGATGGCGGAGGAGAACGGCACGGTGCGGGTATAGGAAAGTTGGGAGGGCGAGTCGGAGGTGGTAAAGGAGCAGAGGATGGAATATGAGGAGTCGGACGAATCGGCAATGAACGAGAGGCGGTCGTAGCCGGAAGCCGGTAGGCGCTTGGTGCGGGCCGTGGTCAAGAAGTTCTCCGGCAGGAACGTCTTGGCAGGGTCGGCGCACCAATAGGCTTCGCAGTAGACCACGGTGAATTGGTAGGTTTTGCCCTCGGCCTGGATGGTGAAGGTTGCCATAGAGGTCAGGTTGTTGCGCAGGTACTGCTCGAGGATGGAACGGATGTCGCGGACGGTGACGTAGTTCTGGATGGCGTAGTAGCGCTGCGAGTGGAGGATTTCCGCTCCGCAAGAGAGCTGGAAATCGAGGGTGGAGGCTTGGGAGTCGAGCCGGAATTTGAGGTCGGAAATTTCGGAGGTGAAGGCGATGGATGGGAATGAGAACTGGAGCATGGCCGGGGCGGGTTATTTAGTTACGACAAAGATAGCGAGGATTGAGCGGTAGCGAAAAGACGAGGGGGAGAGAGAGGGGGAGAGAGAGGGGTAGCGCAGGACGACAACCCCCAAGAGGGAGCTGCCGCCGAGCGCCGCCGTTAGCGGATTTCGTAGATGTTCATGTTGTAGATGTCGCTGAAAAGTTCTTCGGCTTGTTCGGCGGCGTCGGCATAGTCGCGGGCTTCAATTTCGTATGATTCAACTTCGTTGTCAAAGTTCTCGATGTCAACCTGAAAGAGCTTGAGTTCGGGGGCTATTGTGCGGTTGGAGCGGCGGATGGGCTGGTTGTCACTGTCGTAAGAGGTGAAAAACGCGGTTTGATAAGATGCTGTCATTGTCGTAGGGATTTGATGTTAAACTGATGTGCTAATGCACTTAATTATTACATCGCAGGGCAATGGCTAACAGTGAGCGACGCAGCAAGGATTTTGCGGGGAAATACACGTTTTTGCGAGGGTAGCGAGGAAAAAAGGAAGATTTCTGCGTCAAAACCGGAGGCTTGTCCTTGCAGCAGTGAACGCAGCCATAACTTCGCGATAGGAATAAGTAATGTGTGTTAGCTCAGCGGTTTGACGAGAATCTCGGAGCAATGATAGCTCGTTCAAACAAGTTTGGAGACTCTTGCGATAGGGGCGACCGGCTCAGACGTTGATTCGGCCGTGCAGTAGTTTCCGGACGATGGCTCTTGAGGGTTGGCGTCAAGAACTTTATCTTCTATAGTTGTGAAGCCCGTGGCTGTGGCGATGCTGCCGGGCAGGTCGGAGGGCTGCTCAGTTTCCTCTATCGTTATGCACATCGCGAAGTTCGCTGATGGCGGTGCCGGGGGCTGGTCCCTCGTGTGGGTTGTCGTCCGTTATGGGGGTAATATACATCAACCTCCCCGGAGTTCCCGGTGGCGGGATCTGCGGGGAGGTTGATGGGGGGAGGACGGCGGTAGCCGGACTAATCTAAATCTTCTACGGGGTCGGTACTGAAGAAGAAGTCTTGCAGCTTCTCATTAAACATGATGGACTTGGGATTGGAGATTGTCTTAGATGTGCCATCCATATACTGAACTATAATGGATTTGATTTTGGCATACTCAACAATGTCTGTGTGCCAAGCGTAATCATAGTCGTAAGTTCCGGTTTCGTCCGGCTTGATTGGGCCAATACATTTCCTTGTGATTGAGCTTCCAACTGGGTCGTCAACCGCGTTATAACCTTGGAATGTTACAGTAACATATTTGACAGTTTTCTGAGAGGGATTGTAAAATGTAAACCGAATACCGGTTCCATCAGTATATTCGCTAACGTCATAAACGCCCCATTTGGGGATGGCAAGGCCATATTTAGCATACGAGTTTACTGCATCGATGCCATCTTTGAGATTGTCGATGTAAAGTTGCTTATTCATCCAGTGAACTTTCTTGAAGAAGCTGTAACGAACATCCTTGGGGCAGCTTACCACAGAATCTATTTGAGCTTCGCTACCCGGAAGAAGTGTTACATTATCAGTCTGTATGAAGAAAGCCTTGCCATTATAGCAAGCTTTGTAATAGTCTTTGCCTCCGATGCTAACTTTATCTCCTATTAAAATAAGTTCGGAAGAAAGATGTGCCGGTGCACTATTATAGCTGTCCGTGGGGTCGATTGTTTGGTAAACGGGAGCATAAGAAGAAGTTTGTGCTAAAATGGCTATGCCCGAAATCGGAAGATCAATATTATCTTGAAGGACAGAGAAATCAACTTCGGATTCGATTGTTTGGGGCTTAAAGTTACTGTCGTACTCACTCTGACTTAAGATTACCGGTCTCGTAGAGAGCGATTCCATGAGTGGCGAAAATGAATATACAGTGCCATCAGCGTCTTGAACGCGCATTTGTGCGTGTGGAGTAAGATCGTAATGAGAGTACCCTTTTGCCTTGGTGACCTCGAAGTAAAAGTCACCGTTCAGATATGTACATTCAGTGAACGTTGGTGTTCTTGTCCCGGAATAATATGGCAGATCCGGACAATAATACACCTTTTGCCCCTCCATTGACTTTACCATACGTTGAGTTTTGGCAGATGTGAATTGAAAGTTTTCGGGAAAACTTTCATACAGAACAAAGTTCACAATGTTCAGAGTCTCAAGATCAAGGAGGCGTAACGTACAATCTATACGATAGTCAGATACTGCTTCAACACTGTAAACGGCAAAAGGTTTGCCGTTGACGGCGGTAGCCGGCGTAAAGAAATTGTTTTTGTCAGACATAACACCCTTGTAAGCATTACTCAGGAGATAATGCTTACCGAGTTTGGGATTCTTCTTGGGGCGTTCTTTTATCCAAACCGTGTCGGGCGTTTCTACAGTAAACGTAGTGAGGTGAGCCGATGGGTCGAACTCCATAACAATAGTATCACCGACGAAATGTTTGAGGAACTTGGCGTATGCTAATGAGTTTGAACAGACGTAATCTTTGAACGCTTCCATTCTTTTGGGAGCCTCGTAAGTTGTAGCGCAAGCCGCAATAAAAGAGACACACGCGCATAATAGTGAGATGATTTTTCGCATAAATGGTAAAGGTAGCGTTATAAAATATATTGTTTTGATAGCAGTTTTGAATTAAAATCCAATCCCATCATAGTCACCACCTCCATTAGGATAATCGCCGTACATGCCATCTGTCATAGCATCCCATGACATTCTGCGGTAATCTGTTTCGTCTTTCTCGGTGCGCCAGTAATCGTCATAGTCGTCTTCTGGCTGTGGAATCACCTGTGAATAATAATGAGTTCGGAGGTCGCCGTGGTAGTACAATTTCGAATTGATATAGCGAAACAATTTAAAAAGTTTCTCATTGGCCGAAAATAATACATCTTTGATGGGGTTTGTAATGAATTTATTACCATTCTTAAAGTATATATTGGCAAGAGAATGGCCGAGATTTGTCGTCATAAGACAATATCTCTCGATATTCCATTGGATAGAAGTAATTGATTTTTCGAGGCAAAGAATACCGTGATCAATCAAATATGGGTAACTTATGTCCAGAAGATGAACTTCATACGATGTTTTAGCGTCATTTTGTTTTATTGCGATGACAAAATTGTCAATTGGCCATGTCAATAGACAATATTCACATGGTACATAGTCAATATTGCCAATCTCAACGATACCAACATAGTCTCCTTTTGAAACAAAAGCAATCCGTTCGCTTATAGGTGTAAATTTGTCATAGCCAAACATACGGATGCCTGTCTTAATGTGCGTGATTTTTGTATCGTGCTCAATTACCCATCCATGGGATAAGAATGGATTTGGTTGTACAAGAGTTTCAAATGGCAGATCCTTTGTCATGCCGTTGAAACAATCATATCCTTTGTAGAGTTGAAAATGCTCTCCTTTGTTATCTGGTAACAAAGTTGTTCCATCTTCATTTATAGCGAGAATCCTATCGTTGCTATCTGTAGATATGATATGTAGTGTCTCATACTCTTCATTAAGATCATTCCACAGACGAGGCCTCCATCCGTATCCGAGGTAAATGTAAAATACTTTTTTGTGGTCTGGATACTTCAGAGATTGTTTAATATCTGAAAATCCTCTCAGCAGGAGTTCCCCTTCTTTGTTATACACATCTCTTGTGCCGCCAAATTGAATGTTTTGTTCAAAAGGATCATCAATTGAGTGGGGCATAGCTGTGTCATAGAATTGGCCATTATATCCTGCAAAGATATAATCATCTTTGTATGTAATATCTTGATATTGGCACGGCAGAATTTGTTTCTGCGATATTAGGTTAAAGCATCCCATTTGATGCCTGTCTTTTTTTTGAGGCCAATTATCAGGAGATCCATCTTTTGACACAATGGCAATATTACTAAAATAATCAATATCAATGTTTGTAAAGCGGCAAGGTAATATCTCAATACCTGTATCAATATCAAAAATACCTTTATAACCGCTTATTGTTTCTGTTACGATGATGTAACGTTTTTCTCTATCTAAGCTGTTTTTTTGAAGAAAGTTGTATTTAATATGACTTTCGTGCCCGTCAGGGTATAAAATGCCATAGCTTTTACCAATGCGTACGTGATATGCTGGTTTATCACTTGAAAAGTTGTGATGCTGATATGGCGACATATCATCGTATCTTAATGGTATGATGATTTTTTCGTAAATACCAGTAATGTCTCGATGAAATTCAATTATTCCTATTTTCCCATTGCTCTTGGCGAAGAATCTATTGTAATATGTGTGTTTTTGTAATGGCTCGTATTTCGATGTTATTACATTCCCATCGTTATCTATAATGATACAGTGGGAATCATCTGTAGATGTTATTTTTTCAATCGATTCTGTTGTGAGAATACCGCTATCTAAAACTTTTGATATTGGCTTAATCTCATACAATTCTATGTGTCTTTTGGGATCGTCAAAAGGATCGTATGTTATATAAGGATCATAAATTATTTGATTAATCTCAATTCCTGCCTTTTTCAGTTTGTTGTATAGTTCGTCTGTCATGTTTCCGAGTTTTGTTTTATTCTTCGTGGTAGAGTTTGAGGACGGTGCTGTAGGGGATGGCTTCGCCTGGGCGCATCTTGCTTCGGTAAATGTTTACTTTGTGGTCGCCTAAAGCGAAGTACTTGCCGAGATTGAAGTTCATGCAGGGGTTGCCGTCTCGTGTTCCTATCGACATTCGCTCTATTTTGTAGTAGCCGTCGATGTTACCGTTGATCATTGGTAATAGGTACTGTGTTTCTGCTAAGTCGCCTGATGGCAACTTTAGCATGGTGTATTTGGTGGCCGTATGGCCGAGGAATTGGTCATATTGCTTATCGTCTTTGGGCACAAAGGCGGTAAGGAATGTGCCGTTTATTCCGTCTGGACTTGCAACAATGCCAATGGTTTGGCGTTGGTGCGAGAGCTTGGCGGATGGGTCTTCACCGAGAGTTGTTTTGACGAGGTAGAAGTTGGCCTCGAGTTGCGATAGCAACGCGGCGTTGTCCTCGGCAAATTCCGGTGAATTGTCAAGTGCTACTGAGAATACTTCACCACTTTCATACGGTCGGAAGGTCTTTCCGAGCGTTTCTTGGAAGTGGGTTTTGAAATATTCTCCGGCATTGACGTCGGGATGAGCGGTCATGGCGTAGAACTCAAATTTATCTTTGAGCATTGCCTGGATTTCCTTGCGGAATTTTTCGCGCACTTGTGCTTTCCATGTCGCTTTTGCCCCGGCATTATTGCGGGCATAAAGCGAGATGATAAACAGAAAGTTTACATCGTAGTGCGATACGATTAGCGTGTCGCGGTCGTATAGGCGATTCTTGAATTGCCTACAGATAGGGGGCTGGTGCGGATGTGGTTCCGTCCGGTCTTGATAGCTTAATGTCACTGGGTCAATGTTAGCCGAAATGAAGAAATTTGGGATAACATTGTAGCCCTCAGTTAAGCTATCGCGCAGTTCTATATTGCGGAATCGGTCAGATTCCTTGGCTTTGTCCGAGGGATTCAGTATAACGTTTAAGTTCCACTGAATTACGTTTCGGGCATAAGTGTATTGCTTGTAGACTGACTCTTTGCCAGGATTGCTGCCAATCTTGTAATACTTGGAGTCGCCTATGTAATAGATGTCGTTGTCTTGCTCGCGGTCAATTAGCAACCCATCGTAAGTATAGAAGTGGTCAACGAGTTTTCCATCGGCTTGTTCTTTCAAGCCGGAGGGAATATCTTTGTCGCCAATCAGTTCATCAATAATCGCCTCGAATACGATGTTGAAACTCTTAACCAGCAGATATTCGCTCTGCGATGTGTAACTGCTAATTAGATGGGCTTTATCAAAGAAAGCGTAGCAGAGATTCCAAAGGCGAACGGCCACGTCGGAGAAGTATTTATACTTTATCTGACGTAAACGGCGAGCGCCGTAGCCCTTGATGTAGCGCTCAAACTGAGCACCTTTGAGCAGCTTAAAACCGAAAGGAATTTCGGTCTTGAAACCGTATTTTTCGGAGATATAGTGCAGGATGGAAAAGAAAATCACGATGAGTTCTTCATCGAAATTGATTTGCCTTTTCTTGTTGACCGGATGCAAGTAAATTGGGGATTCCTCTTGAACAATAGCCGTAGTGTTGGCTATTGTTTTGCCCCAATTAATCTTGTTGTAACCGGAGTGGATATTCTTTAGAACGTAGGTGAAGAACGAACGGTTCTCCTTATTGAAGCGGATTAGGGAGAGAAGAACGTCGAGCAATGTGTTGCTCTTTTTCTTCGCTCCGTGTCCCTCCGATTCGATATGCCGATAATGAACGATAGTGTTATCGGGATGCGAGTCGTTGAACACAACGATTGAGCGGTGAATCCAAACTGAAAATTCATAGATGAATTTCAGTTCGGCCTGCTCCATCTCGGCATTGTCAATGTCGATGATCTTGGCCGGATCGTACTTGCCAAAAGCCAGCCCATCTTCATTGATCAGCACCTTAGGCAAGATGAAAACGCAGTCCTGAATCTTCGGATTGTAGTAATATCCAACATAGCTCACAGAGATTCGGTTGTCAAGGTCTTGGAGGGTAAACAGCCCATCTAAGACATCGACAACATCTGCTGCGTTGTACGGATATTCTTCAATCAGGATTTTCATTCGAGCGTAACTGTCAAGTCGAGAGAATAAACTTCAGAGATTTGTTTCAACAAAGCTCTGAAGGTCTTGTTTTTGAATCCTTTGAGAACGTAGTAATCGCCAATCTGTGCGTAAGAGTAGCCATTGTCTATAAGTTCTTGGATTTTCTCTGTTGTAATCAGAGAGAATCCACGACGATTATATTTGAGCGTTTCAGCGACTTTGGCAGCTCTCTCAATACCAATCGTCTCCAGAGTCTTAAGATATGTGCCAACAATAGTGTCCTCCTTGATGACTGTGCCATCAGGGAAGGTTACTGTAAGCGTTTTGTATGGGGCGCGACGCGACTCCTTTTCCTCGTCTGCTGCGGTCAGCGGTTCTACGGTGCTGACAACTTCTAAGCCTAATTTGTCTACAAATTGGCTGAGATATTCGTGTTCGTTATCGAAGAAATCGCTGAACTCGTAAGCCTTTTTTGTGTCGGGGTTGATGAAAGGTTCTTTACCGGCATCGAAGTCCTTTAGAACGTCGGTCCAAAGATAGAACAGTACTTTATTGAGGAATACATCTTCGGTGATTGTATCGTTCTCGGTGAGAGCCGAGTCGGATTTAACATCGGCCTTTGCAAAGAAGTAACCCATCTGCTTGTCGGGTGATTCGGTCAACCCAGAGATGATGGGATTCATCTTCTTGAGGAACTCGCCCCAGGAATAACGGTTGTCGCCAACCAAGAAAGTCCAATCTTTCTTGTTGTATTCGATGGGCACATATTTCCAGTTCCAGCGACGTTTGAACGCAGAGTCAATCGGGAATAACGATTGATCGCTGGTGTTCATAGTCGCCCAAATGTAAAGGTTGGGCGGTAGCAGCAGCTTCTCACCGTTAAGGATGGCTTCGCCGATGGGGAGATGTCTGCCGTTATCGTCATCGAGAACAAAGTCGCAAATTGCTTCTTTTGCTTCATCGGATAATCCGGCGAAACCTTTTTCATCGGACGCAAGGAATTGCGCGATGTCTTCATCGGCAGCGATGGCATAGGACGAGCAGCCCATGTTGTTGCGGTCGAGAAGTTGGAAAAGGTCGCCAAAGATTTGCGCACAATTTCCGCGGTTGATTTCCTCGATAACGAGGTAGAACGGTTGAGATAGGTCGCTCCATGCTGCTACATAAGCTTTCAGGAAGGCTTGTGGCACATACTTGTAAACGATTTTCTTTTCTGTCCCAGGATGGCCGAGCTTGCCGATGGCATACTGCACGGAGTCGCCGTAAATCGAGTTGATTTTGGCGTCAGCCATAGTCGGCTTGTATGCACCAACAAACGAGGCATAATCGCTGTCCGGATGGAACGTTGTGCGAATCGTTCTGCCTGGGTCAGCATCTTCGTTAATTTTGAAGGATTTACCAGTGCCCGGTGCTCCGTAGAAGATTTCCTGAATTGATTTGGGAGAAGTGACACAAGTTTTTTCAGCCACGTCATATCGTGTGCTCCCAAAGAATTCAAAAAACGCTTTTTTATCATGTGGATTGATATCCGCGTTAGATTCTATAGGCTTGTCTGTAGACGCATTGTCTTTTAAAGTAAGTCGATCATTCTCAACCGTTACATCAGAGAAATTATTAAGCATATTTGCCATAATATCAGTATTTCCCAATGTATCGACAAACATTTCTTTAAGCGCTTCTGTAAGCTTTGGACTATCCTTATGAGACACAATCCAATTAACCAAGAAGTTATTGATGATTGTTGGCTTTTGCTCATAATTCATACTCTTGGTATATGGATTAGGAGCAAAATACTTGCGTCCCCACATTTGGAGGTAATCATTTGCCTGTTCAATGGTAATTGGAGATAAGAATCTTGGGTACAAGTATACGTCATCTTCGTAGTACAATCCCATTTCTAAGGCTAATTGATATGCCGTAGTAAAGAATGTACTATAGCCCAGTAGAGACCATCTTTTCTCTATTAGAGCTCTTGCTTCGGCCTTACTCATTTTATTCATGGGTAGAACGAAACAAAACTCAAGGACTTGTTTTACTGATGGATTACGCCATCTGCAAATCGGATCTGCCATAATTATATGCCGTATTTAGTGATGTCAATTTTTTTTAGTAACGCCATAAACACATCTACAATAATACTGTTACCAGATTGCTTATATGTAGCTGTATCGGAGACGACAATCTTAAATGAATCATCAAAGCCCATTAAGCGCAGACACTCTCTTGGCGTTAGTTTCCTATAATAGCCGATACCATTTTCGACTGGTAACTCGGAATGGTTAAGCATTATAATATCGCCTTTTTTATCAAAGTTGATTGCGTATAGGCCGTTGGATTTTTCGACAAAGTATGACTCGTCTAAATCCTTTACGTCAAAAACGGATTCAGGATATAATCTATCAGAGTATCCACTTGGAATAGGATGGTATACAAAATCTCCATGCCAGTTAAATTGCTGATTCCTCTTTTGGCATAAGATTATATCTCCATTTATTTGTGTATAACTCTTTATGTGATTAATATGAGCCGTAATGAACTTAACACCTTTTTCCTTTAAAAGATATTTATGATTTACGTGGGTCTCAAGAAAATCATACACATTCTTTTTTAGTGGAATAGGAGCAGGATATTTAAATTTGATAGGCTTTCTAAAGCCAATGCAAAAAATTCTCTCTCTACTTTGAGGAATACCATATTCTTTGCCATTCAATACCTGATAATATATTTGATAACCGCAGTCTTTCTCGAAGGTTTCCTTCATCACCTGCCATGTATTACCTTTATCGTGATTTAGTAATCCTTTTACGTTTTCAAATATAAATACTTTAGGCTGACATTCGATTACAACACGTGCAAATTCACGAAATAGAGTGCCTCTTGTATCGTCAAAGCCGCCCCTTTTTCCTCGTTGTGAAAAGGCTTGACAAGGTGCGCCTCCAACAAACAAATCAACTTGTCCTTTGTAAGGAGTGGCATCAAACTCTGAAATATCGTTGTGCCACCTTCCCTCGGAAATATCGTAGTTTGCAAAGTATGACTTTTTGCAATCAGCATCAATGTCTCCGGCAAATTGAATTTTAGTTTTCAATCCAAGTCTATGAAAGGCGTGCTCAATTGCCCCAATTCCGCTAAATGATGTGGCAATACGAACAGTCCTTTCTGGATGAGAGAACTTTGCGTTCAGCCAATCAAATCCGAAATCAAGATTTGCTTGAGTATTTTGTATGTTGTTGTGGAGACTATCCATTATTAACGCCGTATTTGGTTATATCTAATTGCTTAAGCAGTGCAATTATAACATCTACTACAATGCTGTTTCCGGCCTGCATATAAGCAGCTGTGTTTGATACAACGATTTTAAAATCATCCCTAAAGCCCATTAATCTTAAGCATTCTCTTGGCGTTAACTTTCGTATACCATTAATGCCTTTATGCTTCATGTAGGTTACATAGTTGTCAACTCCTGCTCTGTGCATTTTATGCATCGTTTGCAGGAGAGTACGAGCGACATCTCTATCTGTTTCGATTGAAGTCTTAAAATTTTTCGTGCCACTTGCAAGTACGTACTTTGCAACTTTTTCAGAAAGATAGTACTTGTCATCTACATCTTTAATGGGAAAAACAAATTCGTTAAAACGAATCGTTCCATTCGGAGATGCAATTTGATCAATTCTGTTTGGATATGGAGTTATGACCTTAGAATTTGTTGTGGGATTATAATACTTAGAGTCAATATAGTCCTCTAAGAAATCATACATTCTATATTCCAAAGGAATTGGACGAGGAAATTTAAAATCAGTCTCCTTCTTAAATCCAATGCAAAACAAACGTTCTCGAACTTGTGGAATGCCATAATCTCTACTATTAAGTAGTTGATAATGGATGTCATATCCGCAATATTGTTCAAAAGTATTTTTGATTATCGACCATGTTTTACCATTGTCATGTCGAAATAATCCTTGCACATTTTCAAAAATGAATACTTTTGGAGTACATTCTTTGACCAATCTTGCAAACTCTCGGAATAAAGTACCTCTTGTATCTTCAAAACCAAGTTGGTCTCCTACCGTAGAAAATGCTTGACATGGTGCTCCTCCTACTAATAAATCAACCTGGTCCTTGTACTTCTCAGCTGAAAAATTATGTATATCTGTGTGCCAACGTTCCTCTGAGATATCGTAGTTTGCAAAATATGTTTTCTTGCAGTTGGCATTTATATCACCAGCAAATACAATTTCGGTCTTTATACCGAGACGTTTAAATGCGTATTCGACGGCACCAATGCCACTAAATGATGTGGCAATACGCACTGTGCGCTTTGGATAAGCAAACTGCTTATCCTGCCACGGTGTACCGTCCCAATCGATATTTTCTTTTGAGTTCTGTATTATATTTATGTTTTCTTTCGCAATCATTCTGTTTATAGCTAACTGATTCATTACGTATTTGGTCAGTGCTCTCAACTTCCAACAGATTTGCCTATATAAGACTTGTACATTTGGTTTACTTGTATCCCATGCGGAGACTGTAGATGGCGTGACTTTAAGCTGTCCTGATAACCACTGATTTGTACGTTTCTTCTAAGCTAAAACTACTTTATCTATTGAAATTACCCATGTCGTATGGATTCGTTGCTGCAAATATAGTGATTTAATATTACTTTGTTGCACTTGTTTGCACAAAATTATATAAGAATTGAGTTTGAGGACGGCTTCAAAGAGTATTTGGCCGAGGAGGAGACGTTGTACATCGACGAGCCGGAAACGTTCGATTCCGAAGCAGAAGCGGTAGCGTTCTGCTCCGGAATCGGATATGGCAAAGACGAAAGAGCACCGATAGACCGTTACCCATTGAAATCGTCAGAGCCTCTTGATTTGCCGTTTATTGAGGCAATCAAGAATATGTAAAGGGGGAGGCGGGGTTACTCCTCGAAGTAGGAGGCGGCGAGGTCTTGGACGAGGTTCTGGGAGATGTAGAAGTTGTCGTCGGATTCATCGTACTCCATGAGGTCGAGGAAGTCGTGGAGGTCCAAGGTGTCATCGAAGCCGTTGTCCTCTCCGAGGACGTCGGCAGCAATCATGTCGTCGGCATCCACCAGCGAAACGGTGTGTTCAATGGGGCTGATGCCGAGAATGGCGTCCTCCTGATGGGCGAAGTCGAGCTGGTTATACTGGTCGATAACGGCGTTGATGGCGTCCACAAGTGCCACCATTTCCGGATTGTTCTTGTCGAAAGGCATAGTGGGTTATTGATAATTTCAGCGCGAAGTTACAAAAAAGTTCCTACCGTAGCAAATTCCGTGGTATTGGGGGCGGTGGCCGGAGCGGAATTTTGCAGGCGTGGGAACGCCTGCAAAATGGGGTGTGAGTTAGGGATAGAAACCGAAGGCGGAGACCCCCCGGAGGGAAGGGGGCTCCGTCGCTTGCGATGATAGCCCGACGGCGGTAGCCGGAACTCCCAAAAGAAAATACGCAACGGCTAAATCACACCGGAGGAGGAGAAAGAGAAGGTGGTGTGCTGGGGGAACTTCTCGCAGCCAATGTAGAGGGTGTCGAAGGCGTCCGTGCCATCCGTGCGCAACTCCAGGAGGTTTTCTTCCGACTCCGGCAACTTCTCGCCCGACTTATCCTTGCGGAACCCATTGCGCCCGCGACTCACCCCTGCCGACTGGATGGCCAAAATCAAGTCATCGTTATTCTGACGGTTGAAGAACGGCATCAGGCGCTGCTTCCCGGCGAACCCCTGGTTGATTAGCAAGTACTTCTCATCATGGCGCATAGGGTTGCCGAGGTAGATGTCCACAACCTGCCAGCCATGCTTCTCAAACTCATGGACGATGACCCAGTGGAAATCCTGCTCATTGACAGCATAGTTGCCCCCGAGAGCGGTAGCGTCGTAGTAAAAGATTACCGTCTTATTTTGGTGATTCTCGTAGTAGCGGCAGAAATCATCAATCAGCGCCGGGATCTTTCGCTCGAACTTCACGTAGAACGACTTGATAACATTTAGGCGCTTCCCCTCCGGTTGACCCGCCACAATCCAGTTAATGTTAGCGTTATAGTCCATGCCGATGCAGATAGGCTTCAGCGGGTTAACATCAGCATCCGCATCAGAGTTAAGCGAGGTAGGCGACGAGGAGAGAGAGCCATCCGCCAGCTTCCGGAACTCCGCATCCAATACCTCGAAGTTCGAAGCATTGTACTTGTGCCCCTCGCGCATTGACGAGTAAAAACCATCCTTAGCGATGCCCAGGCGTTGACAAAGGATAGAGGTCTGGAACGTCTTAGGCGTAAGGTCGCGCTTCATCTGCTTAATGTAATTCTCGCCGAGGAGTTGGAGATTCTCAATCGACGAATACTCCTTATAATAGACAGCGACGGAACGCATCTTGTTAAGGTCGGTGTCGAGGCGGCGCAGATGACTCCGGAGGTATTTTGGAATGGGAGCACCGGATAGCTTCAGCTGCCGGATGCGCTGCTTCACCCGCCAAATCTCATAGACAGTAGCCTTGATGGTCTCGATAAGTTCCACATCCATCTTCTCGCGATAATGCAAGAACCAGGAGCCCTTCTGCGACTGCGGCATATCCGAGAGAATCATAATCGCATGGTTGAACGAGTGCCGGCCAAAGTGCGACTTAATGCCACCATTAGCCGGGAGCGTTTCATCCTTAAGCTTGTCATAGTCGATGAACTTAGCTTCATCGACCAGCAGCCAAGAGAGCGTCAGCGAGTTTGACGAACCCGGACGGTCCTGGCTGATGATGACAGCGCACGAACCATTATAGAACGAAATAACGTGCTCATAGTCCGACGGCTCAATAATCGGCTTCTTGAACGCCTTGGGCGGTTTACGCCCTACAACATAATGAATACCATTGGTAAAACCCCACCGCTTCCAAGCGGCGAACAACCCCGGGAGGGTGTTGGTCAGCCCATGCTTGAAAGTGGGGACCACAATCCCCCCGGTCGAGCCGGGCATCCGCTGCATATTGCGCAGCACAAACGGCGACGCGATGGAGTCAGTCTTTCCGGTGCGTCGACCCGCCACGATAACCGTAGTGTTAGCGCCAATGAGCTGCGTCAGGCGCTGCGGAGTGTTGAAATAAACGCGCTTGTCAGCGCTTGCATCATTGCTCATAAATCGTAAACATCATCGGGGGTTGGGGTGTCAGGCTTCGGGAACAGCTCATCCTCCTCGAGGTCAGCGTCCTCGAACTCAACATCCTCGATGTCGATGGTTTCCTTGCGGTACTTCTCAATCATGGCGTCAATCTTATCTTGCAGATTCGGGATAGGCTTGATGCCCAGAACGGTCGGGTCAGAGGTAGCTGTAAACGGCTGCACCAGAATCATCTCCAGCGGCATCGCCTTTTCATCGTCAGTGTCAACGCGGTTCCACTTTGCGTAAGACGATGCCGACTTCTCCATCGTCTTAGTGTCCTTGCGCTTCTTCGCCATCTGGTAAGTTTCCAGAATCATCTCATTGTAGCGCCACTTGTGAAAATCGCGCCCCGCCTCCGTAATGTTCGGCAAGATCGCCTTGATGATGGCCAGGTCAGAGTACGCCGTAACGTGCGACAGCTCGTAACGCGACTTGACCTCCTGCACAAACTGCGTGTCGGAAGCCTCCGGGTTAGCAATAACCCAGAAGTACATAGCGCGGATGCGCATTACGCGCTCAACCAGTTGAGCCGGGTAATGGCGCTGCACCAGTTCCGACTCACTTGTAAAGAGGTCGGAACGGCAAAGTTCGAGAGCACTGACGTTCGGCATAGTTATTCGTCATCCTCCATATCGAGGAGATTGCGGTGAGTATTCTCAATGGCCAGCGGAGAGCCAACCTGCGCCAGCAGCATTTCTTGGTGAAGCAGCTTCACCTTTGAAGCAGCCTTGCCGCGGTAGTAGGCTTTCGACACATCAGAGCCGCGTTGGGAGATGTCCCATCGCAGCTGCTCGACGGGGAGGTCAAGGATGACCGCCATGTCGGAAATCTTCAAGTAGATAGCAGCGAATTTTTCAATCTGTGCTAATACGTCCGGAGAGTAAGTCATTGAGTGGAACAGAATGGTTGGTTATGAGGTCCTGCACATCGGCATAGAGCGAAGCGAAGATGGCCGGGTCGGTAGTGATAAAAGCGGATTCGGCACGATTACCGCGAGTAAGATTCTGAGAAGTAACGACGGTGACGGCATCGCCGCGTTCGCTTTTCACCAACAGAATCTTGCTGTGGTTGTCAGCCAAGAAAGTACGCTCGATCACCTGGGCGATGAACGCCCAGAGCTTGAGCGTCTTGTTCGTAGCCTTATGGTCCAGAACAAGATTGATTCGGCTGACCTTGCCGGATTTCTCGATGAAGAACAAACGGCGAAGGAACTCCTCGGAGATGGAAAACGAAGTTTGCCAGATCTCCGACCTGCCGACTTGATGGAGAATCCAATCCAGCACGTCGGCAACCTGAACCGCGTTGGAGAGATACGCCTGGTAAGGCGTCTCGGCAAGCGGTTTGAGGATGTCGCCAATATCCTCGCTACGCTTCATCGGAGATTATGTAATGGTCGTAGCGGTCCCAGTTTTCGTGCATCTTCTTATCGAGGCGGATAAGCTCCTTGAGGAACGGATAGCGGTCGCTGTCCGGACAAGGAGCATTCTCGAGCGAGAGATTGCGAAGCTGCAAATGCAGCTCACGCATCTGTTGGAGAAGCGACAGATTCTCAACATAGCACGCCTGAATCTCATCGGGGAGTCGGTCATGATCCTCGCGCTTACCCTTGCGGAACTCCGCCGCCTCCGTCGATAGCGACAGCTCATTGGCAACGATGGTTTCAACCTGCGCTGCCATCTCCTCCACCTGCTGATGGGTGAGGTCCTGCACACGGAAATCGTAGTATTTCTGTAGCTGATACTCGATGAACTCGCGGCGAGCATCCAGATTGGCAATCAAGCTGCGATACATGACGGCATTGCCGGTAAGCTTCAGCAGATAGAGAGCGCCGACACTGTAGTCGCGCTCCTTGGCCTCGGTAGAGAGCCAAGCTTGCAGCAGTTCAGTAAACTTAGCGTCCATTAGACATGATTATTGATGCCGGCGAAAAACACGATAGTTTTTTCGTATTGGCTTAAAAGATTAAACATAGAGTGGATAGTCTGCCCGGTTGTGATGAAATCGTCGAACACGATGATGTTGCGCTGCCGGGGCAGCACATTCAGCGAGAACACCGCGTTAACGCGATGCTTCGAGTGACATTCCGCAACATCCTCGATGAACGGGATGCCGAGCCTTTCGGCGATCCGCTCCGAGATCAGCGACGCAAAATTTTTGATTTTGTGGCGACGCTTCGGAGTGGTGACGATGCACCAGTCCTCCGGCGAGAGGAACTGACCAAAAGTTTTTGCGATGAGCGGAGCGATGTTAGTAGCAAAAAACTCCACCATGGATTCATCCCCCTTGATGTCGGTGAGAGTCCGACCATAGAGCGACTTCTTCCAGAGAGTAATCACGAAGATGCCATCACGATTGAGGATGTGCATTTTGCCCGAGGCAAAATCGCAACGCGCCTCCGGTGTGTCCTGCTTCCAGGCAGCGAAGGACTTTTCAGCGAAAAGGTCCTTTTGCGGTTTAGAGCTGCGTGGCAAAACATCAAGTTCGGGAACCACCAACTTAGGCGGCTCAATCTCATTGAGCAGGTCGCTCAGGTTGACAGCTCCCGAACCAACGTCAGGCATCATGCAACATCAGCATCAATGGTGCCATCCTCCGTTTCGATTTCTCCCTTGTAGAACGGCGCCGGCACCTCGTCGGTCGCCTCGACTGAGAGAGTAGTCGACGTAGTTCCGGTCGGGCCCTGACCGAGGTCTTGGGCGACGGTAGACTTAGTCTGCCACTTGTCGCATCCAACCAAACGATAATTGTCCTTCATGTCCTGGACGAGGAACGCATTATCGTTGTTGTTGATGTAAGCGGCGGCAGCGGTAGCTGCCTCGCCCACGCCGGGATGAACGGCAGTGAGTTTATTGAGCTGCGTCTGTGACGGTAGCTCACCCTGCGCTTCTGAGGTCAGCTGCGACTTATCGGGGAGGATGTCGATATAATGCCACTTCGCATCCGCCTTGAGGGTAAACGAACCCTCAAGTACAGCGGCCGTAGGGCGCCCCTGGGCGTCACGCGGTAGCGTAGGCCACTTGAGAATCTGACTCTTGGAGATATAGTAAATGCGACGGCGAACGCCCGGCAGTTCCGGAGTGCCCTGGCACCACGATAGCGACTTTTGCAAGCTGTTGCAAGAAGAAGTTGTAGTAGTTGTTGCCATATTTGGTTAAGAGTGAAAAGTTAAGAGTGGAGAGAGAGGAGGGAGAGAGCTGCTTTATGCAAGTTTGATAACCTTGCAGAAGCGCTTGTCGATGGAGCGCAGCTGCGTACCGAAGAACATGGCGGCGGAGAGCGTCAGCACGAACGGCGCGAAGCGGTCAACCTGCAGTCGCTCGATGTCGCCCATCGAGTCGTAACCGTAGAGCATATTGTCCTTGGTTGTGATGATCATCGTGTCGGAGCCGGCAAGCACATCGAGAGGCAGCAGCTGGGTCTTGCCCATAGAGCCCTCGATGATGGGCTGCTCAAACTTGGTGTTGTAGGCGATGCCCGAGTGGGTGAGCAGATAGTTGTCGTTGTAGGCATCGGCAACTTCCGGCGCACAATAGATGAACTTCTGGAGAGCGCGAAGCTGCGGGTCGAGCGAGCGGTCAATATCCTTGAGCAGGTCAACGGCGTTGGCTGCGGTGATTTTGTCGGTCAGCGTCTGCAAGTTGCCTTTCTCCTTGGAGATGGCACCCGCTTCGATTTCGTTGGCGATGATAGTCAGCCAACCATCGAAAAGGTCGGAGGTCTTGTCACCTGCCGAGTTGCGCTTGGCGGTGAAAAGCGCCTGGCGCAGGTTGTAGCCGAGGGCTTTCATGACGCAAGCGATAACGAGCTTTGCCGATGGCGCTTGCTTCTGGCTGTCGCCGAGGACGGCTGCGGTCTGGCCCAGCAGCGTCATCACGTAGTCATCAGGAATGAAGTCCTGAACTACGTTGCCGAAGTAAGTTTCGATGTCTCGGAACTTAACTTCAACGTCGCTCTTTGATTTGCGGTGAGCATCAAAGGGAGCGAAGTGGGCGTCAGCTTCGGCGGTGCCGAAGTGATATTTGCCACGGATGCCGGGAAGCCCGGTCATGTTTTTGAGGACGTCGGAGCAGGTGAGAAGTGGCATGAGAAGAAGTTCCTTCTCCCACTTCTCAGCTGCTTTCTTGTAGTCTTCGTCTGAGAATTTGATTTGGGTAAAGTCTGCCATTGCGAGTTAGGGGATAGCGTTAAACATTTCGTGTGCACCTTTGACGACGGCGGAGTAGCTGTTGTCGTCAGTTGTGGTTTGAGCGGAGTCGACAACGGCGGTTGTCGTGTCGGCAGGTGCGGCAGCGATGCGAGCTTGCAGCTCTGCAATCGTCTGGTCGCGTTCGGCAACTTGGGCTTTGAGGGTTGCCACCTCGTCGGCGCTGTCGACCGATGCGGTAGCAGCGGGAGCCTCGGTTGTCTGGGCGGTAGCCGGAGCCGCTTCAGGAGTAGTAGTTTGGTTAGGCATTTCGGTTTTGTGTTTAGAGTTGAAAATGGATGATAGCGATGAAAAGAATTTGGCGATGGCCGATTCTTTTTCAATCGTTTCAATTGGTACGTTTGGAATTGGCAGTCCTGCCGAGGCCATTGCGGAGGCCAGCTCGTCGGTGAGCTTTGGCGCTGTGTCTTCGGCGCAGTCGGTGATTTCGTCAACGAAGCCCCACTCCAGGGCTTCTTTGGCGGTGAGCCATCCGCCTACTTTCATCAGGTCGAGGAGTGCTTGCGTGTCTTTCTTGCACTTCGAGGCGTACATCGAGGCGACATTCAGGTCGAGTTTGTCAAGGTCGGCTTTTGTCTGCTGGTACTTGGCAATTAGCTGCTCGAACTGTGTGGCGTTGAGCGAATCCCACTCGAATACTGACATGGAGCATTGGTGCACGAGGTACATGGCGCTGGCGTCGATGGAGATGTGCTTTGCCCCGAGCGAAGCGATGGTGGCTGCACTGGCGTTCATGCCAACGAAGTGCACGGTGACGTCGCCGTGATTGCGAAAGGCTGAGGCGATGGAGAGAGCGGTAGCGAGCGAACCGCCGAGGCTGTCAATGAGCACGTTGACGGCTTTGCCGTCGTGCTTAGCCAGCACGTAATCGACGTAGTCGCGGTCAAAATCGTACCCCCCGACAAACCCTTTGAGATGTAGGTTGTATTGTGTTGTAGGCATAATGAATATCAATATTATGCCACAAAAATAAATACAACTTATTTGGTAGAAAAAGACAGTTCGAGGCTGTTGCTGTGAGGGAAATTGTTTACCTTTGCAGTCGATAATCAAATTATAACCATCATCACACTATGGAGATTAAAGTTGTACATCCTGAATTGAAGGACATTCTGATTGGAATGGCCCTCGTCTTTTTGTTTGGAGTGGGGGTAAGTGTCTATGATGATTTGGAGTCAACAAGATACCGTGCTGCAAGAGATGCCGAGTCGTACGATGTAATTTTTGAGTGCGAAAAATACATTGAGAAATTCCCTGAGGGAGAGCATATTGATGAAGTTGCTGACATCTATATTGCATATTTGAAAGAGGAACTTGATGCAAGTGGGGCGAGCGCTGTGGCAGAGAAATGTAGGTATACAAATCCGAGAATTAGCAAGAAATTCGAGAAGGCTTATGATGAAATTCATGAGGTCCGTTGGTGGCATTAAACAATCTGTCTGTCTCATTTGAAATTTCACTTGTGAAATTGATTAATTAATCAAAAAGAGCCTCCCTGAAGGGAAGCTCCGAAGGAGAGAGCCGGAGTTGTTTACATGACTCGGAACACGTTGCCATGTTCGCCCATCTCGTAATCGTACATGAACAAGTCTCGACCGAAGGCGTCATAATCGAAATATTGAGAGAGCGAACCCATCGTTCCTTCGATGTCGTAACACTCGTCGACGATGTGGCGAGCGAAGTCCTCTTCGCTGTCCCATTCCCCGCAGTAGGCTTCCTCGAAGTCATCGAGATCCTTTCCGAGATCGATGAAGTCGTCGATGGCCTCCGCGCCATGTAGGTCACACATACGTTTGTACTCAAGGATGTTGTAGAAGTCGTCTTCATCCATGCAGCTCTCGGAGTAGTAATCTCGAGGGAAGCCCTGATAGTCTTGTGCCATCAACTCCGGGTCATCTTCATCCGCATGGATGGCCTTGCAGAAGTTGATGAAGTCGTTGTAGTCGTCGAAGCTTGTGACGTCAATCCAGAGGCCTCGGAGGGAGCCTTCGTTGTACTTGGCGTAAGTGCCGCAGTAGACCGATGGCTCATCATCGAGGCGGCTTGTGTGGTCTTGGATAGCGTCTTCGAGTTCAGACACTGTGTAGTTGAGTTCGTGAAGGCGGCGCTCAACGTTTGGAGTGATGGTCATTTCACCGAATTGGAATTTCATCTTAGTGGGAATTGAAGTGTTACGCATATGGATTATTGTTTTAGTTTTACACTGCCCACAAAGTGACGCTCAGCGGAGTAAGACAAGGTTTTTCGAGAAAAAAGTTTAGCTGCAACGGTAGCGAAGCGTAAAGAACTTTTTTCTCAAAACGCGGAGTGCGCCCCTTGGGGCGACCTTGTCAATCCGAGGAGCGTTAATAACTTTGCGGGGTAAAACTGAGACAATGATTCATGTGTGTCACGAAATTTCTGCTGAGATGGAGTTTCGATTTGGGGGAGTGAGCATCCTTCAAGCGGTGAGTGTTGCCTTTGCGGATGAGACGGAACAGTGTTTGGACTCGGGGGCGATATTCAAGGCCGCGCAAGCAGACTCTATCATGTTCCTTCCTACTGTGGTACTTGCGACAAGTGCGACGGAGGTTCTCTCCGAGGTCGTTGGGTTGGCGTCATAAGCTTTGGCAATCTTTGATGTTTTTTTCAACTTCCGCAAGGCTATCCATGTGGATGAAGATGCCCCATTCCGCTGCGTTATGCGCCAAGCCTATCAGGGCTTCCATCGAGATTTCTACGCAGAGAGCGGAATGGTTGAAGTCGATGCCGACAACATCCTTGAGTTCAATCGTCTGTGTGACCTACTTGGCTCGGATGCCACTCGTCTCGGTAAGGTTCGCGATGACGTAGAGGATGCCTACGGAGGGGAATGGGACAGCCAAGAGGACTTCGATAGCCACATCTTCAACGCATACCTATCAAGCTCTCTCAATATTTCGATTATGACGACTTCGGGCGAGAATTGGGCTTGTTCGATTTCGAGATTGGCGATCATGGAAACGTCTTCCGAGTCATGTAAATAACTCCGGCTCTCTCATTCGGAGATTCCCGAAGGGGCGGCTCTTATACCGCTTTCCTGCTTTAACACCCATGTGCCGGTAGGCATAAAAAACGACTTCCTCTATGGTCACCCACCGAGGAAGTCTAACGTAATAATATATGCATCTTAACGATCAGATAGCATACGACAAATGATATGCGTAAAAATCAAATTATTGAAAACCAAAAATCGATGTTTATATGATACATGGAATCAGCGATTTGATGGATTTCCACTGCACTTCATACGAAGTGATGGCAGCATCACCGGAGGGCGCCCCACTGTCAGCGGTAGCTGTAACAGTGGGGAAGCACTTCTCACGGCTGCCAATCAGAAACGATTGGCCGTTTGTGTCAACAACAACGAACCCTAAATGCTTGTGGAGCGGTAGCTCCTCAAGACAAGAGAATTTGAGTGTAGCGGTTTCCGATTTGCCGTTGTTCTGGTACTCTCTCTTGCATGAGCAAGTGGGAGTGCCGCAAAAATCAAGCATTGATACTTGCTCCAGAATCGGCACGTCCATCGAGCATATTCCTCGAAGAACTACGTTCGGAATAAGCATCTCGCAATCGACGTAGCCGATTGACTTGATGCCGGGGAGTGAGGTTACTGTATTTCGCATAAAGATGGCGAGCGTTATTAGCGTTACAGAGAGCAAAAATTCAATAGCGAAATCATTCACTTTTTTTATTTTGCCTGAATTTTTGCTGACGTTGGTTGTTTAGGTAGGCCTTTCGCTGGCGTTGGTAGCGCTTGGCAATCGCATTCCAATTTGTCTCGGTGATGTCGATGCCATGTGCTTCCATCCAAGCATAGATGAGCTGATCTTGGCGCTTCGCCAGATTTTCCAGCGAAAGCATATCGTTGAAAAGCTGGATGTCGAACCGACTCCGAAGCGCAGTGTGCAGTACATTTACTGCTCGCTGCGGGAGGTAGTTGTACGATGCAGCAGGCTTTTCGCGAAATTCCGGTATGACCACGGCGAGTTTGTCGGCGGAAGCTATGTCCGGTGACAGCTTTGGCGGGCGCTTGATAAGATACACTTTGAGTATCTTATTCTCAACTGAGCCTTTTGGGAATTGTACCGGTGAGATTCCCCCGTTCTCGTGCAGAATCCACTGCATGAGATATGGCTCAATTTCTAAATATAAAAGAGTTCTTGTATCCATAGTTACTGTGAGGAAATTTCTCGATGCAAAGTAAGCGCATGGAAATTTCCGGTTAAAAGACTATCTTGTGCGATACGAGGGATGTTCGTAGGCGATGACGTCGAACATCTCGCGGAATCGGTCGGCAAGTCTGAGCCCATACTTCTCGGAGAGTTCCGAGGGCATGAGGTTCGTGGTTATGAATGTGTATTTCATCCTATTGTATCGGGCCTCGAGCAGATCGGTTAATGGCGTTGCAACAGTACCAAATTCTGTCACCTCCTTTGGCTCAGCTCCCATGTCATCGATCATGAGGAGATCAATGGTTTTCAATTCCAAGAATTCTGATTCGCTTCTCGCTTTGATGATAATATCTTTGGCCGAGATTAGCGGAATCCTGGTGTTGTACTGGGTGACTAACTTTCCACTATGAAGGAAAAAATGATGGATGGCCTTGCGTGTGGCACGTAGTAGGGTCGTTTTTCCGTTCCCAAATGTGCCACAAAGCACTACACCGAATCTTGGCGAGTTAGCTTCGGTAAGGATTTCCGCCATCCGGAGCATATTTTCTCGAGTTGGTTCATCGAAAATCAATTCGCGATTGCGCGATTTTACTTCTGCTTTGTATGCGAAGTATATTTGGTTCGCAATGTCGCGGGCTTCTGTTGGAATGTTAAAACGCATCGTTTTTATAGCTTCGCTTAGTCCGGTTGCTGATTTCAGTGCCTCGTTTGTCGCGGAACTGTTGTTGCTGTTGTTTAGAAATTTCATTGCTCGTCTTTTTTGTCGCCGCGCCGCCGCCCTCCTTGATTTGCTTAGCAAACCAATACTTGAAATGGGTTGCGAAATCATGGGCATCTTTGTGTGCGTGTTGATTAAGCCGGACGTCATGGAGAAAAACATATATTGCATCCTTGATGTCCTTCTCTGAAAGTTTAAAAACAATACTTAGACTTTTGATGATCTCGTTGTTTCCGATTGTTTCGTTGAAAAATTTCTCTTCGTTTTCGATAGAAAATAGAGGAGATATATTTTTCTTTATTTCTTTCTTTATTTCTTTATATTGTACCGCCTCGCGTACCGCCTTAGGCTGATTTTTGCTTTTGGACGTAGACGAAATCTGACCCTCATTTGAGGGCTGATACATATCGTAATCGACAATGGTTAGGATTGAAAATTTTTTGCAATTTTCGCGCTTAATCATTCCCGATGACTCGAGGTTTCGGAGAAACGATGTAGCCATCTCGCAGCAGCATCCCCACTGTTTCATCAGTTCCCGGGTGGATGCTGCAAGCTGGCCACGTTTCAGCGTAATTGAACTACCGCTGATAATAGTGATGGATTCTTCCCATTTGGCGCTGAATACGAGGTGGAGCCACATCTTAAAGCGACGTGCATCAGCCCATATCCAAGATTTTTCAATGTCTCTCGGCAGAGCAATCCATCCGCTCTGTCGAGAGATTTGTTGATTAATTGCCACGATTTCTAAAGGCGTTAATGCGTGATGCAAAGGACTTTGAACGTTGTTCGCTAAGGTTCATCCGGCCGATAGCAGATGTGGTGCAGGTGCTATTAGTTAGGCGATCTCCCAAGCGATTTTTCCATGCGTGCAAGATGTCCTCGGCAGTGTAGATTTCCTTTCCCGTTAGGGGATGGAATTGCGTCTCGATTCTGTGGAGTCGTGTGTACTTGCGTAATGTTACGCGCGAGACGCCTAAAATTTTGGCGGTCTCGGATTTGTTGTAGACGTGTCCGGGCTGGACTTCTGGTGCTTTCTTAACCATAGATTAGGGGAATAAAGTTGATATTGAGGTATTAAACTCCTTGGCTATAACAGCTTGGGTAAGTGCGTCGGGCATGGTGCTGCCCAAAACGTAGCGCAAAACTGTTGACGGAGATTTACATGCTACTTTTCCAATTCTCTTGCGGAAGGTTTGAGCGTTGGTCGGCTGGTTAAGCCGATTGTAGTACTCGATGGTGAGGATGTCGAGGCTCATGCCCATAGCTTCCTCCAGCTTGATGCGGATTTCGTCATCGGGGCGAGTGGAACCATCAAGCCATTTGCGGATGGCCGATTCCTTGCGCCCGGTGAGCCTTTCAACTTCTAATATGAGTTCCTTGGCTGGGGTCGGTTGAGCCTTGATGTTCTTGTACATTTGGACTAATGACATTCGTATCATATGGCTTTTATTTATGGAACGTATGAAAAAAATAGGGTAAAAAAATAAAATTAAGGTGAGAATATTTGTTGTAACCAAAATAATTCGTACCTTTGCAGAGAGAAAGTAAACAGCGTAATAATTAGCTATTTATAACCGAATTTTAACGGCAAAGATACAATAAATGTCTCAATTATTATCGGTAATATTTGTTAAGTAATGCGTAATACAATATAGGATATACAATGCATAGGCTTGATTTAAGGCTACTTAGGAAGGATAAAAAGCTAACCCAGTTGGAGCTGGCAAAATTGACCGGTTATCCTCAGGGCTTTATATCTCAGATGGAAAATGGTAAAGCTGGCGTACCTGCTATCTTTGTAAAGATCTTGATGGATAAACTGAATGAGCCGAATCTTAGTGCCTATATTGTGGACGAAGAAGAAATAAAAAAACGCGCAAATGATGCGCAAAAATTTTCTTTCAGAGCCATTTTGCAGACTCAAACTCATCGTCAGAATAAGGATGTTTCGTTCGATGCGACTCTTTATCGTCTATTCGAAATGTTGGAAAGAAGGGATGCTCGCATTGAAGAAAAGAATGCTGAAATTAAAGAATTGAGGAAGCAGGTCGCTGAGTTGAAAAGATCTCTTAGGTCGTCTCAATAGTTTGAAGTTCTTTCGCCAAGAAGGAACGAAAAGCTTTCTTAGATAAAAAATTATTATAGCCGTGCGCCAATCCGTGCGCCACGTGCAAAAGAGAACGTTAATATATTATTAATCAGCCGATAAAAGTCTGAAGACTTTTCTCTCATAATCAGGGAGTCCTTGGTTCAAGCCCAAGTGGGACCACCAAACATAAGTTCATAATTAATTGTATTTCAGTTAGTTATGAACTTTTTATTTTGTCTGATTCACAATTTTGGTTGCATTTTGGTTGCAACCAATTTTTCTCACCACATTGAGAACATCCACCATTCTCCACCATTTTTACAGTCCAAGTTCTCATTATCTCCGGTTACTATACAAAAAAATGAGCCCACACTCAATGTATGAACTCACTTTTCTTTCCCTCCTTGATAATTAGAACAACTTACCTCCACATGATTTGTATATACCCTCTGCCATTTCAGTTTTTGAGGTTTTGACATACTGACGGAAAGTTCTACTGTCATGGTGTCCTGAGATTGACATCATTTCCTCTTCTGACAGTTTCTTAGCTTGTGACATTAGAGTACAACAAGTCCTTCTCCCAGTATGACTTGACACCATACTCCATTTGGGTTTTAGATACCTACCATCATCACACTTCTCAAACACAACCTTTCCCTTCTTTTCTGCATCCAGTTCTTTCTTGGTCAGTCTTGTGGGGATTTTCTGTGCTAATGATGGAACTTTTCTTGACAACCTTCTGCAAATAACCTTGATAGTTCTGTTTAAGTTCTGTGATTCCACTTTGGGGACATTATTTTTGTATTTCTTCAAGATGGATTCCAATCTCACATCAACAGGGATTACAACAACATCATCTGTCTTTTCTTGTTCAAGGGTGATGGTCTTATATCCTTCGGGGGATGTGACAATCTTCATGTCATTGAGTTTTGAATAGTCTGAAAATCTCAAGCCAGTATAGACACCAATTAAGAACAAATCTCTCACTTTCTCCTCAAATCCAGATAGTTTCATATTTTGAAGAGCATTAACTTCCTGTATAGTCAAGTAGGTGGTGGTTGTTTTGTCACTCTCCTTGATTGTCACCACCCTGTCAAAGAAGGACAGTGCAATGTGATTTGTGTGAACCTTCTCTTTTTCTGCATCCTTGACAATTTTCTTCAATTTCTTCAAGTGTTTACCTGCAGTTGACTTCGCCAATCTACAATTCTTTGTCAGGTAGGTCAGAAACCTATTCACCAAAAAGTTATCAATATCATTCCAACCAAAAGGATTAGATTGGTAGAACTGAACAAAGATATTCTTGAATGTTACCCATGTTTCAAGTGTTCCCTGACAATACTGACCACCATTATGATCAAGACGAACACCATTCTTCATATCTTTGACATAATTGATGACATACATCTTTACAGATTTGTTCTGTCTGATTTTGTCACCTTGTTCTTGCATCTTTGTGAGTTCTTCAATCTGTTCTCTAAAGATGATACCCTTGATGAGTTTCTTGACATTGAGTTCATCAAATTTCTTTTCAGTCTTGAGGATGGAAATTCCCTGTTCAATTTCCAGAACTTTATTGTAGAACTTTCTCTTTTTTAGATAGTTAATCTGTTTTAGTTCTGTATCAAGATTGTTCCACTCATCAACATCCACTCTAATACCTAAGTCAAACCATTTGGGTTCATCCGAGATTTCGCGTGATGCGGCTATCATGTAGCGCAAATAGTCGTAGTTTGAAATACTCTTCATCCCTATAGCCAT